TCCAATGAAGTTAAGTTGCTATTATCACAATAGAAATTTCCGCCAACTGATATCGGTCCACCTTTTAAAGAAGTTAAGTTGTTATTACCACAAGAGAAATTTCCGCTAACCGATGTTGGAGCACCTTCCAAAGAAGTTAGTTTGTTGTTATAACAATAAAAACTTCTACCAACTGATGTTGGCGCACCTTTTAATGAAGTTAAGTTGTTGTGATGACAAATAAAATCTTCACCGATCAATATTGGAGCACCTTTTAATGAGATTAGTTTGTTGTAATAACAAATAAAATTTTTAACAACTGATATTGGTGCACCATCCAATGAAGTTAAATTATTGTAAGAACAAGAGAAATTTCCATCGATCAATATCGGTGCGCCTTCCAATGAAGTTAAGTTGTTACTATCGCAATAGAAATCTCCACCAACCGATTTTGGAGCGCCTTCTAATGAAGTTAAGTTGTTGTAATTACAATAGAAATCTCTGCCAACCGATTTTGGGGCGCCTACTAAAGAAATTAAATTGTTGTGATTACAATAGAAGTGTTTACCAACCGACGTTGGTGAACCTAATAAAGAAGTTAAACAACTTTTATCACAATAAAAACTACCTGTTATTTTCTTTGGTAAATCTTTAGGGAGTTCTCTTAAATTTTTACCCGATAAATCGATATCTCCTTCAAACGGGAGAACATATCTAATTGGTTTCATGCCAATCGCTTCATTTATATGTTCTCTAACTAGTTTCATATTATCTTCTATATTCTCCATAATCACTATATATAGTTCCTTGTACGGCACCTGTTCGAAAGTAACGCTCAATTTCTTCTTTAGGTATATAATTTTTATCACAATAGAAATCTCTACCAACTGATGTCGGCGCACCTTCCAATGAAATTAATTTATTACCATAACAATAGAAACTTCCACCAACCGATGTCGGAGCACCTTCTAATGAAGTTAGATTGTTAATATCACAAAAGAAATCTCCACCAACCGATGTCGGCGCACCTTCTAATGAAGTTAAGTTATTTATACCACAAATAAAATTTCCACCAACTGATATCGGAGCACCTTTCAATGAAGTCAAGTTGTTATTGTAACAATAGAAATTTCCATCTATTAATGTCGGAGCACCTTCTAAAGAAGTTAAGTTGTTATTATAACAATAGAAACTCTCACCAACCCATTCTGGAGCACCTTCTAATGAAATTAGTTTGTTATCATTACAATAGAAATTTCCACCAACCCATTTTGGAGCGCCTTTTAAAGAAGTTAGATTATTATTACAACAATAGAAATTTTTTCCTACTGATTTTGGTGAACCTACTAAAGAAGTTAAATTATTGTCATTACAATAGAAACTACCTGTTATTTTCTTTGGTAAATTTTTACGAAGTTCTGTTAAGCCTTTATTTGATAATTTGATATCACCTTCAAAAGGAGGAATATACTTAATTGGTTTTACACCGACCGTTTCATTGATGTGTTCTCTAACTAGTTTCATTATTTAACTAAGAATCCAATAGTTTTAGTATTATCTATATATATATCAATAATAGCATAATCATATCCTTTTTCCTTTCCAAATCTAACCTTTGGTTGAATTGAATATTGTGCAGATTCCGATACATATTGATTTATTTGAGATCTTATTTTTTCTTCTAAATCTCTAGAATTTATTTTAGTCTCAAATACATAATCATCTATACCTATTCCAAAATTTAAATCTCCTAATACATCTCCACGATGAGTTGATAATATCATTCTAATCTTAGATATTATTGTTTCTATAGGATCTGTATGTTCATATAAGAACCTATAATTAGGATCATTTGGGTTTCTTGTATATATTTCTCTTATCATATTTTATATATTTTAATTAATTGGTATCGGTAATTGCCCAGGTATCCCAAAAGTATAAGAACCTTTCATAACAAAGTTGTTACTTAAAAATTTTATATATGATAAATTAGATAGTTTTATGTTTTCGTATTTAGGAAATGGATCATTCTTAATAATAAAATTTATAGAACTAGAAATTTTAGACAAATATTTTTTATATTGAGCAGATTTAGAACTAAAATTTGGAGAAAGATAATCTTCGTTACTCATTTTAAATTCAGAGTTAATTTTATCTAAAACATCTAAATTAAATGTTTCATCTAATTTATCTGCAATTTCTATTTTAGGCTTTGGATTCTTTAGTGTTGGAGTAAAGTTAGCACTATTTGGTGCCAACGCAGAAGGAAAAACAATTAAAATTTTCTGCATTTTATTTACTAATTGTTCTAATTTTGTAAATTGTTTATCTATATTCTTTTGACGTTCATCTATAAAAGATATTTTAGGATCTTTTAATTCTTTATTTTCTTTTTCTGCGCTACTACCATTTTGAATTGCAATTAAAGAATTATAAGTCTTTTGCTTAACATATAAAGAAGATCTTAATGTAGTAATTATTTCTTTATCTTCGGCTATTTTTTTCATTTTATTTAATTTTTCTAGTTGTGTAGTTGGATTAATAGCTTTATCTAATGAATAATTAAACTCGGCATCTTTTAATTGAGATGAAATTAAATCTATTTCAGATTTTTTATTATTAATATAATTCTGTAGTATATTGTTTTTTAATTCTCTTAAATCTGTATTTAATATTTTTTTAATTTCTTTTATTTCATTCTTAATGGGTTTTGTGATATCACCAATTGGTAAAGTATATCTATTTGTTAAATTTCCAGATAATATAAAAGGCATAACAAAATAACCACATATGGTTAAACCAATACACATAACACCCCAATCAACTTGTAATCCTTTAATAGGAATATAAATAACCGGTAATAATATAGGCATTGGTGCTAATATTCCAGTTGACCATGAAGATGGATTAATTACTCCAATTAACGTAGCCATTGAACAGTATTTAAGCCAATAATCTATGTCATTTAATCCCTTTTTAGATTTAGAAGATAAATAAGGATCTTCATTATCAGTGGGTTCACAAACATTATCTTGTTTTATTTTATAATAAATATAATCTTCATTATTAATAGTAATTGTTGATGTTTGTATTGGTATAATTGTTAATTCTATCTCTTTTATTAATTTATCAATGTCGGTTTGTATTGTATCAAGAGACTTCCAAACGGTATCAAAATATCCCTTTATTAAAATAGCTTCCGATGTTGTTAAACTTTTAATAGAAACATTTGTCGGTTGTGATTTTTTAGTTAATTCGCTTACTTCTCTATAAAATTTGTATAAGTATAATACTCTATTTACTAATAATTGTACTTTACTTAACTCTATTTTCTTATTTTTATTTATTTTATCTGTTAAGAAATTTTTAATGCTATCATAACTTTTAGTATTATTCCATATATTATCAATTTGTTGAAAATATATATTATCTTTTCTATCATCAATGCCTTCTATTTCTTTTACATAATCATTAATTTTTTCTTTTAATTTTATTGTATCATAATTATCATTTATTAATCTATTAAGTAATATATCATGTATTATTTTAATATAATTAGTAAAAACAGTTTTTGGATCTTTAATATCTTGTAATAAAGATAATAAATTTACATAATAATCAATAAGACTATATTCATAAGATTTTGCTTGAGTGCGTTTAGCTTTATTCAAAGAATTATTATATAGTAATTTTAATTCACTAAATAATGTTTTTTCTGCTGTATCTATATCATTTTTAATACTTATTAAATTATTATTCTCACTTTCTTTTTTTACTCTATCTGATTTTGTTATATCTTGAATATTTTTATTAAAGGAATTTCTAATTCCTTTTTTGCTATTAAGTTTATTCATAGCTTTATTATAAATTTGTTCTATGTTCTTTTTTGAAGATCGTTTTTTTGAATTTGCCAATAAAATTGGATAAGAAGATTCTATATAAAAATTTTTAATTAGTTCTTTATCTTCATAATATGTCTCAAATAATGTTTTTAAATTTAAACTTTTAGTAACTAATAAATTTTCTTCGGGTTGAGAAATATCCTCTATAAATATTTTATTATTTTCTATTAAGGAAACTGTACCTATAACTGGAGAATATACAGATTCACCTCCAATAAAACCAAGAATTGTATTTTCTGTTATCTTAGAACCCACAGATACTTTAATACTTGTAAATTCACCTTCTATTATGGCTTTATTAATAATAGATTCTTTTGCTTTGTTTATTATTGGAGTTTCTTCATTTTGTTCTATAGAACATGTAACATTATTTATTTTTTCATTAAATGTCCTTTTTGGCACAGGAAATGAAGATCCAGGTTCATTTATATTACATACATTATCTGGAATAGAAGATGGAAATTTATTTGATTGTACTTGATAATCTTTAGCATCTTCGATAACTATGCAAGAAGAATCTGCTACTATAGATTTAAAATCATCTAATGATTGTTTTTGAGATTTAGATCTATTTAATTTGTATATAGACGAAATTAGTAATAAAGCCGTTATAGATGCATAAACAATTTTTATCGCAGGTTTTATTTCATTCCATAATTTATTTTTATCACCATAAAATTCAGAAAAATCGTTATACATATTTTTTAATAACGATTTTAAATATCCAACTCTATTTGGCGAAGGAAATTTAGATTTAGATATTTCAGATATTAATTCATAAAGAACATAACTAAAAGCTCCAATTACTAATACATTAGATATTTTATTCTTATTTTTAATTAAGAAATTAAAAAAATTAGAAGTATTTCCATCTAAATTAAGTAACTTCGAATTTGATTCTATATTTTTAACAAAATCTTCCGGAGTTGTAAATGTTGGTATTGAATTTATTATTTCTTGCGTTTTATCAGAATTTGTTAATTTATTACATATGTCATTTTGATTATTTAAAATATTATTTTCAAAAGAAATAGTTTTAAGAGTTTTAAATATAATATCCGATTTAATCGTTGTTATTATCTTTTCATCAGATATATCTTCATTTAATTCTTTTTTAATTTTAGATTTATTTTTTTCTATTTGTTTTGTTATAATATTAACAACAAAAAGAGACAACATAACATAAGTCTGTGGCAAACTAAAAAGTTTCTTTGACTCAGATATTAATTCTTCTAATTTAGCTAATTTTTCATCTATTAATATTTTAGTATTCTTTATTTCCATTATTTACTAATTAAAACATTGGTTGATAATGCAGCATCTTTAGCACTTTGAACTATTCCAACATTAACACCAGGAGTTGAAGGATATTTAGCATCTATATTAATTGCTAATTGTTGTAATATTGGCCATAATATTTCTCCTAATACTGCATGAAAATATGGTCCAGGACCTAATTTACTTGCCTGAGTTCCCGATGTAATGGTTTCATCGCCGGTTATTGAAATTCTTGAAGAAGCAGAAATATTAACTTCATTTTTTGTAGCTATATTACATTTATCTCCATCTAATTGAATTACAGATTCTTGATCGGCATGTTGAATAGTTATCATTGAATCTGGTGTTATTTGTAAATAAGATCCTTTATAAAAAATCTGGAATCCTAATTTTCTTTGATATATAACACTAAGTTCTTCATCAGGATCATATAATAGTACATGAGTTCCTTCATAATCGTCTTTTATTTTTTGTATGAGAGTATCATCTATATTTTGTATAGTTGTATATTCAGGCGCATAAATATCTCCATTATTAAATTGAACACGAACAATGTTTCCTATTTTTGGAACAGATAAACTACCGGCACCATCTTTAGCAAATACAGTAGAATTAATAGGAATTGCCCATGGCAACATGTTATCTGGTATTTCATCCATTAAACCATATACGCGAATTTGACAACGACCGGAGAATAAAGTATCTTTATTATTGACAATTATTCCTAACCAATCATTATCATGTAAGTCATGTTGTATAAAATCTATTTCACTCATTTTATTTTATTTTTCTTTTTAAAAATATACTACTTGGTGGTGCTTCAATAACCGTTTTAATAATTGTATTTTGTTTTTTATCATTATCTTTTATTTTAGCTGCAATTATTTTAGAGTTAGTTGCTTTAGATTTATCTATATTTTCATTTTTTGTAAAATCATTTTGTTTAATATCTTCTATATTTCTTTTATTTTTTTCTTGGGTTAAAGATTTATTCATCTGACTTGTCAATTGATTAGTTTTTTCTCCTGCTAATTGAACTAAATTAAAAATAGATATACCACTTATTATTTTTTCTACAATTAATCTTTCTGACGGTTTTAATGTTTGGGCTATATTTAATATAGCTCTTTTAGTTAAACCATAAATGTTATTAATATCTTGTGATGATATAGCAGCCTCGGCACTATTATAAGATACACCGGCTATAGGAGTCATCTTAGCTTTATCTAAAGCAGATTTAGCGGTATTTTTTAAAAATGCATTACCAAATTTAACAGCATTTCCTGTAAATGTTTCTTGTTCGTATGGTGTAGCACGCAATGGTGGAGTTTTAGTTGGATTTCCATTATTATCGGTAGTTAAATTAGATTCATTAAATGGCATACCAGTAACGTGTTCAACTTTTTGAGAATTAACATCAACTCCTTGTAACATATTAACATTTGTTTCGGCCATTGTTATATTAGCAGAAGATACAACACTAGTTGTGTTTACGGTTTCTGAAGTTCTAAATATACCATTAAGTACTACATCATTTAAAATTACTTCAGGTTGTTCTTCTGTTCCATCTATAATAGAAAATAAACTATATTTTTGAATTTCATTAATTTGTCCAACATTAACTTTAAATTCAAATGTTGATTCCCTTTCTTGAGCAGCAATAGATAACTCTGAAAAAGAACTATTAACTAAACTTGTAATATCAAATTCACATTGTTCACATCTAATTCTCCAAAATGGTAATCTACTATTTATAGAATTAACCGCAGTTAATATACTTCCAGTACCTGCGCCAGGTGAAGATATTCGAGTAACATTTCCTAAAATTGCTTTGGATTCATCATCCGATCTTAAAACTTCTGTAGTTTTTGTTATAGGTTCATGAAATGTTCTTATTTCAAATATATAAATATCTAATGTAAAATATCTCATCATATCTGGTACAACCCATTTCTGATAAGTTTCGTCCCATACGATTTTCTTATATAAATTTAATAGATAAGAACACCTTAAGTCTATGGCTTCTAGACATTTAATAGTTAATTGAGTATTATCCGGAACACGAATTCCTTTCTTTGGATCTGCTTTTATTAATTGATCCAATCCAGTAATACTTTGAAAATAATATTGATATTGATCTTGAAGATTATTAAATGATTCAATAAATGTTTTTAACATAGAAGCACGACTATGTTCATTAGAATTTCTCAAATAATTTAATGTACTATATTCTACATCGGGTAAATTTAAATTAACATATGATAAATCTTTATACTGATCTTTATCATAGAACAAAGGATGAGGCATTTTATCATATATAAGATTATTTTTATTATAATCCTGATCACCTTGATATCCAAATACTAATTTAAAAGTAAGATATGTAGGTTGATCATATTTTTTTGTGAAATAGCCACCTTTTTCTAATTTAGAATTTCTAAAAAAATTATAATCTACGTTATAAAAAGGATATTTACTTTGATCTATCATTTTATTATTTTATTTTATTTACTTCTTTAAGTGGTTCAATAGGTACTGGTGCTGGCCATTCTCTTCTAGTTAGTATAAATGAATGTGAAAAATTTGAAATTATTTGTGGTGGAATTCCTTGTGATTCTTTATCTTTAGTACTTGTATTCCATGAAATATTAAATCCTTTTACATAATACCAACCACTATAAAAATAATTCTTAGTTTCTGTAGTTTGTGCTTCTGGATTTATTTTCTTAATAACAACAGGATCCCTTTCCATTATAATAATTGGAAGTTTGTCTCCTCTTAATATATTTAAATTAATTCCATTTGTATTAATTTCTAAATTTAATTTATCTAACTCTTTATTATTTATTAAATTAAATACTCGTGCTCTTAAATAATTGGCATGATGGTTACCATCCCATTTTTTATTATCATCATTTGGATTGCTTAATGTATATTGTATTCCTAACCATGGATGTTTTTCATATATTTCTGGATAACTATAATTAGCTCTTGCTGTTTGTTTTTTATCTCCAGATTTTATTTTATCTTGAATTGTTCTGCCTCTAAGTATTATATGATCACTTAATTTTTGCGGATCATATATAGGATCCATATCTAATGACCAATATTTCGATGCATCGGTTGCATATATTTTTTGGTTATGTTGAAATAATTCAGCAAAGGTTCTCGTTCCAATTAAAAAAGTAATCTGAGAAGATTTATTTATAGGTTTCCAACTTGTAATATAAAATGGTGTACTTATATAATCGGACATATTGCTAAAAACCTTTACCGTTTCTATTGTATTATTTTGATTACTATCTAATCCACCAAAATAATCTTTATCAAATGCATTTAAATGTACGGCACTATCAATATTAGACTCCGAAGATAATAACTGTTTATTAACATTTACAAAATTTAAACAATAATAAATATCAATCCAAGAATCAAAAAATGAATTTGAATCTTTCCATGCACATTCTGTTGTTTTTTTAATAAAATTCTCGGGCGTTTGATTAGCACATAACCAAATTTGAGTATCATTAGTCCCGTCTTCATTTGTAGCAAATCCAATATTTAAATTTTTTGCCATTTGTTTTATGGCTTCAAATGAAGTATTTTTAAATGCATAACTTCGTTTTGTACTTTTTAATCCAGGGATAAATAATTCTCCAAATAATGTCATAATAATCCCCGATTTTATTGTAGTAGAAACATTCATAGTAGGGGTACCTATTATAACATAGTCATTACGAATAGGATGTAATGTATCATTTTTATTTCTTATAGCAATAGATATAATATCACCATCTTTTGGCATTTCTTTATTAATAAATGTTCTATCTTCAAATCTCACGGTTAAAGAAATAGTAGGTAAAAATCCAACACAATTTATCTCTAAAGAAATTATTTCTGAACTAGCAAATATATAATCATTAATTTTAACTAACGGAAATTCAACCGATGCTCTATCTTCTTGTTTATATTTAGCATCTTTATCTGCTTGTGATATCGGAAATGATAATTCATCTAATATTAAAGTAGGTTCAACTATTTTTCTTATTCTATAGACAATACCATTTTTATTACTAACATTTGTAGTAATAGGTTGTGTATTAACCGGAGGTTTAAATTTATATGCCATTATTTACTTTTATTAACAATTGTTATAAACTCTGATATAGTTTGACCATTTTTTAAACACTTGTTAGCAGGTATCCCAATATTAGTTCCAAATTGAACTCTGCCATTAGTATATTCTATTTGTGTTGCTCCTTCTGGTGCTATATTTGGTGGTAATGCATTAGCTAAATCTTTATTAAGTTTTTCAAAATCGGTTACCATGGCGCTTCTTTTTGGTATTTTAAGAGGATCAATATATAAATAACTTTTTCTTATTTTATTTGCTGCATCAGCGGCTTGACCACTTGGTGCAATTTGTTTTTGTGCACTTTCTAATGGTGGTACAACTATAATATCTCCTTCATTTATAGTTAAAGCATTTGATATACCATTGAATTTTAATATAATTTCGGCATATTTAGTATCTCCATAAACAGCCTGAGATATTAAATCTGGTCGCATTACATATTGTTTCGGTACTTTATATAAATTATAAATAGGAACATCGTTATTTTCTATTGAAAAATTAAACATAGATTTTGTTAAATCTTTCAACATTGTTCCATCATCTTTTGTAAAAAATGGTTTATTATCAATACTGTTATTGAACATATTGTATTATTTTTTTTAATTATATAAAAGCAGTTATATTTGTCCTATAGACAAATTAAATACTATAGGAGACAACGTGTCCCCGTTCTGCTTTAATTATATATCTTAAAATTAAATATAGAGGAAAATTTATGAAATCATTTAACAGAGAACAAAATAACTTTGCTTGCTAACTGTGTGGAAAAACAATAAAAAACAAAAATACTATATGTATGTACACATATAAAAAATATAATTACTACACAAAAAGGAAAAAAATACAAATATTAAGAAGATCGGCGTAAAAAATGTAATACAATATCTTAACTTATTTTACATCAAAGCTTTACGGGCTATCCAATCAAGTCTTGCAAATCGACTTCTGGTAACATATGTATTTTCATTTATTACTGTTTCATCACCAGAAATACTTTTAACATTAAATGTATTCCAAACACTAACACTACCACTTGTTGCTGGCGGTCTTATTGTTCCATTAGATGTTGCTCCCATATTAGTTTTACTATTAGCTATAGGATAATTCCAACTAACACTTAGATTTAAATTTCCGCCTGTTCTATTTTTAGTGGCTTTATCAACATAAGTTTGTTGATCGGCGGTTCCTACAAAATTATCTGGAATATCATATATTCGACCCATACCTCTATTAAACATAGATTCTATTCCATCTCTATCTCTTGCCATTCCATGATCAAGATTTACGGTTATTTTAATTTCAGTTGGAAAATCATCCGGACCTAATTCATTTCCAAATTCTACTTCTATACCCGTACATATTAAATTACCAATTAAAGCAATTGGGTTTAAAGGGTTTCCTATTGTAAGATGCCATTCACCGACGGGTTCACCTATTAATAAAGCCCTTAAACCTCTTAAATATGGAATCTGTCCTTCAGATTTAGAAGCGGCATAAGTTTTTATTGCGTTTCCAACTAAACCTTTAGTTAAAAAATCTCCTAAATTAGAACTTCCACCTTGACTAGATCCTCCTAATAAAGATCCAAACATATTTTTCACACTTTCAATAAAGTTACCACCAGCGGCTTTCCCTTGATCAGCAAATGAAGTAAGAGCTTTTCCTGCCCAGCTGGTAACATTTCCACTATACCAATCTTTAGCACCGGCATCACCACCTATAAATGGATAAGATGCTGGTGCACCCATGAATCTATGAGCACCTCCCCAAAATACGGCCGAGGCCGAGCCTATTATTAAAAAATTAGATAAAACATCTAATAAAACAGCTTTAGGATTTATTCCGCCAACAGGTCTTGCTACATAATGAAATTTTAATTGTAATCCCGTCATTTTGAAATCCAACCCAGCCTTTCGTTTTTTTACAGAATCTATTCTATTAACTGGACCTTGAATTCTATTTTCATAAGGACCGTTTGTATATGGATCTGGTGGAGGATTTCCTTTATTCATTATAGCATTTGTATCGGCTTTTCCTGAAGCTATACCTAACATTTGTGCAAACTTAGTTAATCCTGGATTTAAACCGCCAGCACCAGATTCGGCACCCGGTGACTGTCCAACTTCTATATTCCACACATTTGCTTGAACATCATCCCAAAGAACTCCGGTTGTAAATTTTAAAATAGAACTTAAAGAATTTTCTGTACCTTCACCAAAATAAGTAATTGCTGTTGCCATTGGTGCAAACATAATTTGTTTAGAAGATCCAGCATTACTATTTGAATTATCACTATTTGTAGCTTTATCACCATTACTCTTTGGTGTTGAATCTTGACCAGCTTTAGTATCTCCATCCATTCCTTCAAATTTTAAGTTATCCAATACCGGAGCTGGATATCTTCTTAAAGTTATCATTCTATTATTTGGAATTCTTTTCCAATATTTACACAAAATAAAATCAGAAAAATGATATGGTGTTCTTCCATAAGGATCTTGATTTCCCCAATTAATTATATTAGTAGTAGTTGGTATTAATGCCAATCCATCTGGATCGGTATTTACTTCATACCATTTTCTTTGATATTTTTGATTTATTAAATAATTACCACCATCAGATCCATATAATTTAATTAATGCATAAGTATTCATTAAAGCAGGAACACCTTGATACATAGGATCCTTTTTCATAGATTTTAATTGGTTTTCAGCCGCTTGTTTTTGTTCTTTAGTTAATTTATTATTATCTTCTGTTGCAACAACATATCCCCAAGTTCCAGAATCTGATTGTGCCACAGAAAATGGTTTTTGTAATAAAGCAAATTTATCTTTTGATACCATCATTCTATAAAGTCTTTGGTCGAATGGTGTTTGTTCTGCTAAAGTATCTATATCTGTCGGTGGTCCTAATTCTGGTCCTGTTGTCCAGTTACCAGTATCTTGTGATACTTTAGTTAATTGTTTTCTATAACAATTTTCACATACTTTTAATGCTTCTTCTCGTTTATTATTCCATACCCATTTAGGAATTTCTACAAAATCAGGAATAAACTTTGAATTATCAGAAGATGGAACATTTGACGAGTATAAAGAATTAATACCAGCTCTAACACATGCATCAGCAATATAATAAGCATTTAAAGCTAAATAATTTGTAATAGAGTTAACTCTATTAATAACTCTTTGTTCTATTGTGACATTCGATGAAATAGTACTAGTATTATCCATAAATAATATCTTTATTCTTATATATTCATAAAAATAAAAAAGGAGAATTTTTTAGTTCTCCTTTAATTTTATCTATTTTTTATTAATTCTTCTATAGGCTTGCATTCAATTAATCGAATTTTTTTCACTGATGGAAAGAATATAATTTCGTCAAAAAATTTATATAAATGCTTCAACTTTGGCATATTATAGTCATCTAATAAAACTACATTACTTATATTTTTATTTTCTTTTAATGTATCTAATAATATTTTTAATGAATTTTCATTTAATTGTTGATTAGAATATATTATGCCTCTTATTCTTTTTGATTTAGAATATGATTGTATTAAAGATAAAATTTTTTTACTTACAATAAAAGAACCATATTCATCGATTGTATTATATGTATATCCATATTCTTCAAGAATATCAGATACACTTATAATAGAAAATATCTTCAAATTTAAGAATGATCTCTTAAGACGAATATTATTCTCCACTGTAATATAAAACTTCATAGTAAATTATTTCGCAGATTCAATCTCCTTTTGCGCTCTTTGTAATGCTTCAACAAATGGTATTTTTTCATCGGTAGAAATTTGTAAAGCTTTACTATAAATATCATTAGATATTTTTTGATCTTCTTCTTGTTTAGCTTTTATATCAGCTTCATTTTTTTGCTGAGTTAACCGTTCTCTTAATAATCTCATTTTCTCATTTAATGGTAGTTTTCTTTTTATTTCTAAAATTTCAAATTTTTTTTCCATTGATCTTCTTTGACGTCTATTCATATTCTATTTATTTATTATATTTTATTTTTGTTTATCTAAAGAAGTAACATAAAAATGTTCAAAAAGTCTTAAATAAGAACTTAATAAAAGACTATCATCTGTTTGTAAAACTCTACTACTGTTTATTAATTTAAATTTTTTTCTTTCTGATTTTTCTTCTACTTCTTCGTCTTCTTTTATTTGAACCCCTGTTATATCAACAGCATATATTTTTATAGGACTATCTGATGTTAAATTATTAAATAATGTCCCTAAGTAAGACCACTTAAGCGCCGTTTTTATATTAGTGCCTATTATTTCAAATAATAATCTATTGGCACACACTAAATCTGTAGTATCATCTGTATTAATATAACCATTAATTAATGTAAAAAAATTCTTTTCATCTACGTAGTTATAATCATATATTACACCAACATCATTTAATAATCCTTGTGATGAAATTGTATAAGGCAATACAGCAATTCTATTTTTCTTAGATATTATATAATAATGATCATTTATTTGTATGATATCTTCAAACTTACCTTCTAATATAGTTTTCTTTTCAATATTTTTATTATCCATTAGACGTTTCATTTATTTTATTTTCATACATAGCTTTTATTGCCGCCCGTATGCACTGTTTTAAATGTTCAATGTCAATATTTTCCACAATATATTCTATTACTTTTTCATCCCCATTTTCAAAATTTTCTTTAGCAACATTATATAAATTAACCGTCGGTAAAGATATGGTTAAATTCATATCAACTTCTGTATCAACTTTCTTTGCTTTTTCGAGAAGTCCCCAAATAGGATCATCCGTAAAAGTTTTCTTTTTTTCTTCTTGTACTACAGTTTGTTGTTTAATCTGTTCTGTATTATTTATTTGACCAAATTTTGATACCGATGGTTTTGGTGGTATTGGAATAATTTTTTTCTTTCCAGGTAAAAATGGAACTACACAAACTTTTTCTCCGTCGGCATTATTTTCCCATACTTCTTCTTGTTGACCAACTATTTCTTCTTTAAATGTCCACATGTTGTCTGGACTACTAATTTCTGCCATTATTTTCCCTGCTAGTTCTTCAACTTTACAATTTAATGGCGCTATAAGTTGTTCATTACAACGAGTACCATTTTTAAATACTATATAATTTATTCCATCTTCTTGTTCTATTCTATCGAATACAACAACTTCTTTATTTTTTTCGTATATTATCCATTGAAAATATCTTGTATTATTATCAGTCATTTTCTTAATATTATTAGATTCTATATTATTTATTATAATGTTTTTTTTATCAATAGTTTTAAGTAATATTACAGAAGGTATTTTAATTTTATCATGTAATAATATAACTGGAATATTGTTGTTTATATTCTTGCATCCATTTTTCCGAGAATCCTTTATTTTTCCAATCGATGTAGTCTTCTCTAAATTGTTCAAGAACTTCTTTAAAATGTTGAGCATAATTACCTTTACTTATAAAATCTAAACGAGTTAATGGTATAACAAATGTATGTTGTGTTCCTTTTACTCTCCAATTACATGCCATAGAAACTTCACTAAATGGAGAAAATCCATATTCAACATATAAAGGTGTTATCCATCCTTCGGCTTCAACTTCAACTGTTTTAACATTTAATAATTTGTTAAAGTCAAAATTATATGGCATAATTTATCCTTTTTCTATATTACTATTATCTATTTTTAATTCTTCTTTTTTTACTTCTTCTTTTGATTTTTCTTCTTTATTGGCTTCTATGTCGACTATTGTAGTTCCATCTCTTCTAGTTGGAGCAAATTTACGAGCGCCTAACAATAATGTAACAGACCCTACTAATATTATAATTTGTTCCATTACATCAATAACGTTATTTTTATCCATAAACCATCCAACCATTCCAGCTAAAAAAGATACTGCAGCTACTAATCCAAGTATCACACCAATAAAACCTGAAGCACTTGTTTTTCCATCAGAATTATTAAAAATTTCAGCAAATTTAAATTTTGAACCATCAAATTTTTGCATAAATTAATAAGTTAATTTATTTTATATATTTATTAACTTATTAATTTAAAAAACAAATAGTTAGTGTGATGTACTAACTATTTGTTTAATGAATATTGATAACTAATATATTTTAATTTATTACATCAATTATATTAGCTGCTGTTATTTGTACTATTTCACCATCAAGAGTTTCTAAATAATCAGTAACTTTCTTTTCTACATCGGATGCGCTTATTGCATTAACGACATATTTATCTCTGCGATAACGAATTTTTCCTTTTGCATTTTCTGTTGCTACTTTAACAACTACTAAATAATACTGTTTTTCATTCATAAAATTTTTGTTTTTAGGTTTATTAATTATACTCCATTTAATCCATTTTATATCATATTCAACAAAATATAATTTTGCTTTATTTTTGTGAATATTTTAATTCGCAAAATATTATTCTATAGTTTTATTATATTCTCTTCCTATAGAATTCCTTTGTTCTTTTTTTGTTTTAATTCATCTGGAAATAAAGCGTAGGTTTCTGGTTCATAAAGATCTGCAGGAATTTTACCGCATTTTTTACAAAACATAATATTAAGAGGTATTTTTTCTTCTTTACCTGTTGGTGATATTAAAGATGATAATTTCTTAAATACTACACCAGCTTCAAATACACATGAACCGCATTCACATGATATTGTAGGAAGTTTAAGTATTTCTTCTTCACTTAAATTTGTTTTTTGCTGTTCCATAATTTTAATTTTTTTAATTATTATTTATTTTCTGATGAATACACACTACTAAAAGATCCAAGATCTCCTGATATTTCTAAAAAAGAAATATAATTCTTTTCTGGATTTTGATCGTAACGCGTTATTTCACCATTTTGATTAAATTTAATATAATATCCCTTTGTGATATACATATTAAATTTTAATTTCATTATTTGCTCTCTACTCACTTTTGCTGGATCACATAGAAAATATGATCTTAATCTATCTTCAAATATTTTTTCACTTACAAAAAGTGGATTAAAATCTTTTGTAGATATAATATAAAGTTTATGCAACTTTCTAATATCTGTCAATTGAACTTCTTTATGCGTCCAGTCTTTTTTAAAAACTTCATTCATAATTTTTTTATTTATTAATTTTTCCAAATACTATTTCAAAAAATAATAATCCAATACATATTTCGTAAAAATTAGAATTTATTTTTGGATCAAATCCGGATTGTGAATAAATACCTAAAGAAAAATCTCCTTCAGGCAAATTACATATTCTTCCTTCTATATACATATTATTTATTTATATAAGTATTTCCAGTGTTGATATAATTTTCTATTAATTTATAATGCCTTTCATATATATGTAAAGAACCACTAATCCAAATTATCTTTTTACTTCTTAATGTATAATTATTTGCTAAATCATCATATAAAGAATCTAGCACATATTTTTGCCAAGCAAAATCATTGCGATATCCAAATACAATATCATTACTTCTCATTTGTACATGAGCTATAAGTTCTTCACCACGAATAAAATATTGAACTACATTTGTACAACAAAAATCATTCATTCCATTTTTACAATAATCTCTCCACATCGAAGGTCTATTGTAAATCATAACAGCTCTTCTACTATCTTTATTTCTAATCAGTTCTTGAAAGCAATTTTCATACTGAGAACCATTTTCTTTACTATAAATAAGATATCCATAATTACTATTTATAAACCCATCTTTATCGGCAACTTGTTTCCAAATTTTCGGTATTTCTCCTTGAATATCATTAATATTAAGTGATTGAGATAAATACCAATCTAGTTCACGTTTTATATAATCTTGATTAGGTTCTCCAAAGATATGATCTTCATCGGCAATAAAACTTTGTCCTATTAACTCTATAGTCGTAGAACCTGTTTTATCTTTAATAAAATTTTTTGATCGATAAGCTTGAGAAAATAAGTCTCTTATTCCTTGTACATTTATCATATTGTATTTTTGTTTATTATTATATATTTTAATTTTGTAAAAGTTTTATTTAATTGTATCTATTTTATAGTTATTTCCATATATGTATATTGTATCTTGTTCGGCTATAGGAAGAAATTTAATGTAATATTTTGTTTTAAAATATTCTTTTGTTATATAAATATCTTCACTTGTTTGTATTCTAATTAAAAATGGAGTTGTTAATAACAGTATAAATAAAAATTTCATAAGTTTTTATTTTATATATATAAAATATAAAATTTAATAAAATATAACCGTCGTTGCTTTCATTTATTTATAAAATTTAATACATCATTAAGAATATCTTCTTTAGGTCTAAATTGATTTTTCTCTTCAACGGATATTCTTATTTTATTTGGTATTGTTGATAAATTATATACTTCTTCAAATAAATCTAATTGTTTTTTCTTATCATCTATTTTTTTACCTAATGATTTACCATCTTCATGTTGTGTGCAAAATTCAGGAGATGCATATAAATAAATAAGATAAGTATGTTTATGAAAAATATATTTATTTTCATAATTTTTAATATAATCACTTATAAATTTTTTATCTAATTTTCTATAAAGAGTTCCCCAAACATATTCACCTAAATATGAACGATTCCATATTAATATATTTTCATAATATTGATGTGGATCATTATCTATTTCTTGATAATATAAAACAAATTTCCCTTCATTTAAAAAGGTATTATCTTGAAATGTCCAAGGATCTTCTATTTCTTTTGGTGGTTTTGAAAAATGTCTTATTACAATATTATTATAATGATAATAATCACAAAGACCTTTAATAAGAGTATCCTTACCAAGACGATCCGGCCCACAAATTATTATATGTTTCATATTTTTAATTTATCTACTAATATTTTTATTTTTTCGATTTTAAAAGTTTTAAAGAATAAATTAATTTATATTTAAGATTATTATTTTTTTTTACAAAATATCTATATGCACTTTTTCTTTAATTGAACTAATGACACGGAATAAAGTGTTTTATATTTTAAAATAAACATCATTATTGATAATTAATTTTAAATATTTTATAATTTTAGATAAAGATTACAACAAGTTTAAAATAATGATTTAGTACTTTGTATCTTTGGTTTTGTATTATCTTGCATTGCAATTTTTTCATTTGAAAACTTTCTTTCACCATTAATAATTGCAATAACTTCTTTTATCATATCTTCATTTGTTTTCACTGGAGCATTTTGAGGAATTTTACTAAATTCTTTTTTACCATATAAGTCAAAATCAAATGGGTGTCCCATAAGTGTAAGATATTCTCTGATATTTAATAATCTTTCTTCGGTTGGGTGTATATTTCTTTGCATCATTTCTCCAACAATGGCATAAATATAATCTTTATCTAAAATGAGAACTCTATAAGATAATCTAAAGTTTTTATTATCTTTCTTTTTCTTCATTATATGTTCCACGTCTCTTATAACTTTATCAGAACCATTATTATTTTTTAAATAATTATAAAATGGTTCTATTCCTTCTGTTTCTAATAAGTAATTATAAGAAGATATATGAGTTTTATATTCAAGTATTTTATCTCTCCAATTTTTTCCCAGCTTTTCTTTAAAATATTTTACTATTTCAAAATTAGATACATCGAATTCAGAACACATATATTCATTTTGTAATGTTGAATTTGATGGTATTTCTTTTAAATATTCTTTTATATTTTTATATGGCTTATTATAATTTTCTAATATAGGAGCACGAGAAGTCTTAGTAAATAATACATAAGTTCTTGGCCGATTTTGTGGTATTCCGTGTTGTAGTGTGTTGGTTTTATAAAATACAATAGAGTAATTATATTTCTTAGATATATCAATTAGATTATTTCTAACATTAGTTCCAATTGGTGTGTACAAAGTAGGCGCATTTTCAAAAATAAATACCTTTGGTTTGATATTTCCTAAAATATATTCTGAAGACATATACATATATTTGACTGAATCTGCTGTACCAGCGGTTCCAGCAGGTCTAGTTGCTGCCATGCTAAGTGAATTACATGGTGGAATAGCACATACAAAATCTACATTTTCAAAAGAAGGTATTTCATTTTTATCTAATTGATAATATGGAATATTTAAATTTTTCTTTTCTTTAAAATATCTTAAAAGAAGAGAGTCATTAAAATTAAATAATGAATAAGATGTAATAGCAATAGGATTTGTTTTAGTTATATTCATTGCCGCTAATGTGAATCCACCAATTAACGGTATATGAGAAATATATTTCATTAATGTAATCTTTCAAGAGTCATTTTAATAAATTCTTTAAATCCATTAAGATCTTCTCTAGTTTTAGAAATAGAATCCAGTGTTTTAATATCTATTGCGTTATCTATTACTTCAATATCTTCGGTTGGTATATTGATGACATCATTTCCTAAATCAAATGTCTTATCTTGTTTATTATAATTGTATATCCACACAGAAACCGAATCATATTCTTTATTAGAATTTCTAATTAAATCTTCATACATTTGATTAGATAAATCTATTATAAATTCTTCTTCAGTTATTCCATGCATTTCATTAATTTTTATAATCTCATCTTGCATTTTAACTAAATTAATTTTACAAGAAGAAACAAGATTATATATTACTTTATTTGTTGATGGATCTATTTCAGACCCTTTTTGTAACAATCCAATTTTTATTTCTGTTATCATAATTTTATATTTTTATTTAATAATTATATATTATATATGATTATTGTGTTTAAAAGTTTTAACTTGATTAAAAAATTTTAATTTCACACTAAATTAATTAATCTTTTATAAATATCTTCTACTTCATTAAAATACAAAATTCAATAAATTAAATAATTAAAATAATAAAAAAACATAATTTAAAACCACGATTTCGCTGAAAAACATTAAATTTATGTAAATATTAAGATTATAATTTTTATGTTAAATTATTGTTTATTTATAATATGTTCTCTAACTAATTTTATATTATCTTCTATATTCTCCATAATCACTATATATAGTTCCTCGTACGGCACCTGTTCTGAAGTAACGCTCAATTTCTTCTTTAGATATGTTGTTGTTAAGACAATAGAAATCTCCACCAACCAATGTTGGAGCACCTTCTAATGAAGTTAGTTTATTATTAGAACAAGAGAAATCTTCGCCAACCGATGTTGGAGCGCCTTTCAATGAAGTTAGTTTATTAAAGCTACACATAAAAATTCCACCAACCGATGTTAGAGCACCCTCTAAAGAAGTTAAGTTGTTATTATCGCAAAGGAAATTTCCTTCAACCCATATTGGAGCACCATTTAATGAAGTTAAGTTATTGTTACGACAAGAGAAATCTCCACCAACTGATGTTGGAGCACCTTCCAATGAAGTTAAGTTGTTGTCATTACAATAGAAATCTCCACCAACTGATGTTGGAGCACCATTCAATGAAATTAGGTTGTTGTTATCACAATAGAAATTTCCTATTATTTTTCTGGGTAAATCTTTAGGAAGTTCTTTTAAATTTTTACCTGATAAGTCAATACTTCCTTCAAACGGGGGAACGTACTTAACCGGCTTTATACCAACTACCTCATTTATATGTTCTTTAACTAACTTCATATTATACTTTATATATTTTATCTTTTATATTCTCCATAATCACTATATATAACACCTCGTACGGCACCTGTTTGAAAATAACGTTCAATTTCTTCTTTAGGTATATTGTTATAATCACAATGAAAATCTCCACCAACCGACGTTGGAGCACCTTCTAATGAAGTTAGGTTATTTTTATAACAATAAAAAATTCCACCAACTGATGTTGGGGCGCCTTCCAATGAAGTTAGTTTATTATAAGAACAAGAGAAATCTCTACCAACCGATTTTGGTGCACCTTTCAATGAAGTTAAATTGTTATTAATACAAAAGAAACTTCCACCAACCGATGTTGGAGCACCTTTCAATGAAGTTAAGTTATTATTAGAACAATAGAAATCTCTACCAACCGATGTAGGAGCACCTTCCAATGAAGTTAGTTTATTATTATTACAAAAGAAATCTCTATTAATTAATGTTGGTGCGCCTTCTAAAGAAGTTAATTTGTTGTGAACACAAGAGAAATCTCTATTAATTAATGTTGGTGCGCCTTCTAAAGAAGTTAATTTATTATTATCGCAAGAGAAATCTCTACCTACTGATATCGGTGCACCTTCTAATGAAGTCAAGTTATTGTTATAACAATAAAAATCTCCACCAACTGACGTTGGAGCACCTTTCAAAGAAATTAATTTGTTATTAGAACAATAGAAATTTCCATTAATAAATATCGAAGAACCTTCTAAAGAAATTAGGTTGTTATTAGAACAATTGAAATCTCCACCAACTGATCTTGGTGCATCTATTAAAGAAGTTAGTTTGTTGTTATCACAATATAAATCTTTACCTATTGATATTGGTGTGCCCTTTAGAGAAATTAGATTATTATAATTACAATAGAAACTACCTGTTATTTTCTTTGGTAAATTTTTAGGAAGTTTTTTTAAATTTTTATGTGATAAATTGATATCACCTTTAAATGAAGGTACATACTTAACTGGTCTTATACCAACCACCTCATTTATATGTTCTCTAACTAATTTCATTATGATTGTCCATTACTTAATAATGTAAATCCTGTATTGGCCGGATTGATATGTTGTTGTGAACCGACTGCAATTCCTGCATTAACATTTTTCTTTTGTAAATCAGATTGAATATTTTCAGTATTCTCTCCCATTGGAGTCGTTGGTGGAACCATTATTCCTTGATCATTAGATAAACTATGTTGATTAGTAAAGTTAGTGCTCATACGAGCATCCCACCAATCCTTTCCATAATCTATAGTTAGTTCTTCTCCAGTTCTTATTAATCTTTTAGCAATAAAATACATTTGTTTAGATTTAGAATTATATGCAAAATCTAAATTAGGTGTCGACGAGTGTCTATAAATAGAACCATATCCTAATACAATACCCCAGAGATTATTTGCTTTATCTATTTCAAATACTGTATCTTTGATTTTCTTATCAATTTGTGCTTCAATTCCAACAAATATAATAGGAGCTATTTCTACTATTTCACCTGTATAAAACATAGAACGAGCTATTACGGTATAATTTCCAGAAGATGTTTTAGAAAATTCTATACGACTAGGAGAGAAAGATTCTCTACGAACTCTAAACATTCCACCTTGATCAGATAAATGTTTAGGTTTTTCAACATTTTCTCTTTGATCATCTTCAAATGGATTGTAAAAATCTTCATCCAATCTTGGTATTTTATGCTTATTCATATTATCAATATTCCATTGTTTTTTTCCATATATTAGGATCATTTATCCATCTTGTTATCGGAAAATCTATATAGTTATCCATATCATCTTTATTTAAAAACAAAACATGAAGTTTCTTTTTAATTTTATCTTTAATAAGTTTTATATCATATCTATCTAAAGCAAACCCTGCAATTGTTATTGCATTATAAAATTTCATTTTAGGTACATATTTAACAAACCCATATTCACTAGCCAATTCACTAAATTTATTAATTAAATCTTGTTCTTCTGTATTTATATAATCAAATTCTTCATTCAAAAAATAATCTATAGATTCATACACCAACATATTAAAAATCAACATTAATTTAACATAAAAATTATAAAAAAAATAATTTTTCCTTAATATATATATCGTAAAAAATTATTCTATATAGGTAAAATCTATCATATTATTTTATATAACAAGATAATGAAAACAATTAAACTTTCATATAAGTCATCCAAAAATTTGATGCCTATAATTAAGCAATATTCATGTGTTGTTAGATATAGTTATAATCGTTTTCTTGAAGGTAATACGGAAAAGGAAGTTAGATATTTAACTAAATCACTGAAAAATATTGATTTGTTAAATTCTTGGTTGGTTCAGTGTGCAATTAAAGATGCTAAAGCAGTTCACAAAAGATCTAAAGGTGAAAAAGTTATATTTGGTGGAAAAAAGAACTTCATTTTAAGATGTAAGAATAAAATATCGAAGGAAGAATATCAACTCAAAAGATTGGTTCCTATTAACATTCAAGGTGAAGAACTTAATCAAGGGAATCGCTTATTTAAGTTAGATATAATTGATAATAACCAAATCATCTTTAAATTAAATAGAAACGAACATATTGAACTAAAATTACCTAATTTAAGAAACAATATAAAGAATGAATTATTTAAGCTTCAACAACTTAATGAGATTAAACAACATCAACGAGGATATACTTATTCAATTAAACTTGATTTAAAACATATCTATATAAGTTTTGAAGAATTTAAAAATGAAAGGTGTAAAAATTTAAATGAAAATAGATATTTAGGTATAGATTTAAACCCCGACACGATAGGAATTTCTATTTTAGATAATGGAAACGTTATCCATACGCAAGAATTTAGTTTAAAGAAAATTTTTAATAAAATTTTAAATGAAAAATTAAGTTCAAGCTCCGACAGAATGAAATATTTTCAAAACAAATTAAAGTTTGAAACCTATGAAATAAGTAAATCTATCGCAAATCTAGCAAAACAATTCAATTGTAAATCAGTTTTTATTGAAGACCTACATTTTAAAGGTTGTTCAAAAATAAAAATATCAAATAGAAAAAACAAAAATCTTTGGAAAAGAGAATTATTTATAAATAACTTAACCAAAAGATTAAACATAGAAGGAATTAAACTATATTCAGTTAATCCGGCTTATTCAAGTTTTATAGGAAATTTACAACATAACTATACGGATGCTGTAAATGCTTCAATAGAGATTGCAAGAAGAGGTTTTGAATATAGAATAAAGAAAAATAAGAAAGGATTTTATCCAACACTGTTGGTAAAACACCAATGGAAGGAAATGGCTACCAAATTTAACAACTGGAAAGAATTCTTTCTTGCGTTAAAAAACTCGAAATTGAAATATCGAGTTTCATTAAACGATTGCTTATGCAAATTTAATGTTTTTCAGCAGAATTCAAGTCATAAAAGCATGGTTTTAAATTATGTTTTTTATGATTAATTATTGAAATTTATTGAATTTTGTATTTTAAATGTACTAGTAAATCTTCTATCAAATTCTAAATTTGGATTTTTTTCTAAGTATACATAATCTAAATAATATTCATACTCATCTTTATTAGAATTTAATATATTAAAAAACATAACAGGACCTAATTTAGTCGGGCTTTGTTTAAATTTATTCGATAATTCGGCACTTAAACGAGTTGAATTTCTTTCATCATATTCAAGTAAATATTCTCTGAAACTGTCACAAAAAATATCTATATTATTTTGATTATATTCTCCTCTTTCATTTATAATATATCTATCTTTTAAGAAAGATCTTACGGCTGAATTTTGTGGTGCATTGTATGATGTTTCTTTTACCATTTGTTCTGCTATTTTCTTTGTTAATCCCTCTGGACATTTATAAATATCATTACATAAAATAACATTACGTAATTTCTTAGGTAAATAATTACATAAAAAATTAGCAATTTGACTAGATAATATATTTTTAGCCGATATCATATCTCTTTTCTGTTGAGGTGTTAAAGCCGTTTCTTCTCTCCCTTTCCTATTAATGATTCTTCCTTTTTCGTTAAATATATATCCACCCTCATTTTGTATGATATTATCTACACTTGCCTTTAAATCTTCTATTTCTTTTACTATAGGATTATCTAATATTTCCAATTTTTTTGTTTCGGCTTCTTCTTCTATTTGTTGTTTAATTTGTGCCCATTTATTTTTTAATTGAAATTTAGTTTTATTTGAAAAATCAACTTTAATATGTTCTCCTATATTATCAATTATATCTTCTAATTCTTTTGTTGCATTATTTATAGAATCATCTATATATTTTTCTAATTTTTTAGTTCTTTCACCACTATAAATTTGTTCGGCATTTAAATAATTTCTGCTTAAATTTTCTAATTTTCTAATTTGTAATTTATATTCTGGATCATTTGATTTTATTCCCTTATTTTTTATTGTATTATATTCTTTAAGATATTGTTCTACTTTATTTTTAATAAGATTTAATCTTTCTGGAAGTTGTTCATTAAAATTTTGTATTGCATTATTTATATCTTGTTCTAATTTATTTTTATATGATTTAAATAAATATTCTACTTTAGCTTTACGAGTTGCTCTAGATGGCCAAGATAAAGCCTTCCCGAGCCAAGATTTTTCAGCATAAGTCTTATATTCTTTCTTTTCAAATATTTTATATCTAATATTACTTTCGCAAAGTGAATTATTTTTGTACATAACATTATTATTTTATTTAATTTATATATCCCGGGAAATTTCCCGAGATTTCCCTCTTAAGTATCTTAAGAATATACTTTTCCACTTTCCTTAAGTCCTTAAGTTATATGAGTCTGACGGAAAAAGTTTTAAGATTAATGTTAAAATTTAGTTAAGATTTAGTCGTATTATTTTATTTAATTTTAACAAATCATTAATAGATATTTTTTATATAAAAATAAAAAACATAAAACTTAATAATTAAATACGAAACTTTCCTAAGATAATACCGTATAAATAACAAAATAAAACATAGACTATGATAAAACTTATAATTTTTGATCTTGATGGTGTTCTTGTAAACACCAAACAATTACATTACAATTCACTTAATATGGCTATAAAAGATTATAACAGTAATTATGTTATATCTTATGATGACCATTTAAAGTATTATGATGGTTTACCGACACGTAAAAAACTTAAGATCTTAACAAAAAGAACAGGTCTATCGGAAGATGTTTATGATTTTTTATCAACTAGTAAACAAAAGTATACAATTGAATTAATAAGAAAGGAAATACCATACGATGAAAGGCTAGTAAATATATTTAAAAAATTAAAAGAAGATGGATATAAAATTTATGTTGCTTCCAATTCAATACGAGAAACTACTAAACTTTTATTATATAAATGTGGAGTTATTGAATACGTTGATTATTTTGTTTCTAATGAGGATGTAAAAAATTCAAAACCAAATGCTGAAATGTATTTAACTTGCATGTGTCATGCAGGAGTAAACCCAAAAGAAACTCTTATTATAGAAGATAGTCCAGTTGGTATAGAAGGTGCCATAAATTCTTGTGGACATCTTTTAGTTGTTAAAAATCCCGAGGATGTTAATTATAAAAAGATAAAAGATAAAATTATGAGCATACAAAATGGTAAAAATAATATTCTAGTTTTAGATAATCTTAATGTTTTAATTCCTATGGAAGGCGAAGGTTCAAGATTTAAAAATGCAGGATATACATTTCCAAAACCTCTTATTGAAGTTAATGGAAAACCGATGATACAAATTATTATTGAATCTTTAGGTATTAAAGCAAATTATATTTATGTTGTTAAAAAAGAACACTATGAAAAATATAATTTAAGTTATATGTTAAATTTATTAACACCTGGGTGCAAAATTGTTACTTCAGAAAATAAAAAATTTCCTGGTGCAACCGGTGCAGTTTTATGTGCCGAAGATTTAATTAATAATGATAAACCACTTATTATTGCAAATTCAGATCAATACATAGAATGGAATCCAATTGAATTCTATTATAAAATGTCGGAAAATAAATGTGATGGTGGAATATTAACATTTGAAAATACACACCCAAAATGGAGTTATGTAAAACTTGATGAAGAAGAAAATGTAATTGAATTAAAAGAAAAAATAGTTATTAGTAATAAAGCTACGGTTGGTATTTATTATTATGCAAAAGGTAGTGAATTTGTTAAATATGCCAAACAAATGTTAGCAGATGAAAAAAATAAAGTAAATGGCGAATTTTATGTAGCTCCTATCTATAATGAATATATTAAAGATAAAAAGAAAATTAAGATATATGACGTAGAAAAAATGCGTGGACTTGGTACACCAGAAGATTTGAATGATTTTTTAAGAGAATTTAAACGTTAATTATATAATAGGATAAAAAAACAACTAAAAGATATTGGAGAAAATAAAAGAAAATGAAAATAAAATATGAAAAAATATAACATAAAAAAAGATTTTAATTTAGGTTGGTTTTTAGGTTCATTTGAAAAATCATTAGTACCCAATTGTCCATTTGAAGTGGCTATAAAATATTATAAAAAAGGTGATTATGATGCTAAACATTATCATAAAATTTCTACTGAATATACAGTAATAGTAAAAGGATTAGTTATGATGAATGGTGAAATCTATCGTACTGGTGATTTAATAGTAATAGAACCAAATGAAGCAACGGATTTTAAAGTACTTTCAACCGAAGCTATTACTTGTGTAGTAAAAAATCCAGGAGCATTAAACGACAAATATAATGTAAAATAAAATTAAATAAAATAAAATAAAATAAAATTAATATGATACTAATTAGTCATAGAGGAAATATCAATGGAAGAAATCCTAAATTAGAAAATAATCCAGAGTATATTATGAAAGCTATAGAAGCTGGATACGATGTAGAAATTGATATAAGAGAAATAGATGGAAAATTTTATTTAGGACATGATAAACCTCAATATGAAATAAGTCTACATAATGCAATATTTTTATCTAATCCAGAAAAATTATGGATTCATTGTAAGAATATTCTTGCATTACATTCTCTTCAGAAATATAAAGATCTTAATATATTTTTCCATGATAGAGATCAATGTACATTAACAAGTAAGGGTTATATTTGGACTTATCCAGGTTGCATATTAGGACATCAAGGAAAAGAAAATAATTCTATATGTGTTCTTCCGGAAACGGTAGATTATGAACAGTTTAATTGTTGTGGAATATGCTCAGATGAAATAGAAAAATATAAAAAATAATATTAAATAATCATGAATAAAAATTTTAAAGGATTAAAAATAGCAATTATTGCAGGGCAAGGTGCAGAAGGTTGCGGAGTCCAAAGAATTGGAACAGAACTAGATAATTATTGCAATTCGCATAACATGCAATCGGAATTTTATTCTTATTATACAGGCAAAAAATATTCTAGACAAAATGCTCATGGAACAAAAATTAATTTTTTTAGTCCTAAAGATATTCCAGATCTTGTAGAAAAATTAAATAAATATGATTTAGTTGTTTTTACTTCATATCCTCATAATAAAATAGAACATTCAGCAATTAAAGCTTTTTATTACGATTTATTCTGTAAATTAACTAAACCTATTAAAGCTGTTTATAATCTTGAAATTATGAAGATGAATATAGATAAAATAGGTTATTTAGGTTTACTTGTCAATGGAGCGGATATAGTTTTTCATTATGGATTAGATACTTGGTTTTCAAAAACTGTAGATAAATTGGGTATGAAGAAAATAGGTGACAGACTTCATCGTTTTCATTTATGGATGGACTTCTCGGAGTTAGATGTTATTAAAAAACAATATCCATTAGAAAAGAAACAATTAGGATTAGTTAGTGTTACTCGTTGGAGTTCATTAAAGAATATTGGAAGAACTATAGAAATACAGAATCATTTATTAAAATTAAATCCAAATTGGTTTTGTCAAGTTCATGGCGTTGAAAGAAGTATAGGAGCCAAGTTTGATATTATAGATAGACCAGATGTAACATATGTTAATCCATCGGGAAAAAGAGACGGAAATGGTGCAGTTGAAGTTTATGGGCCTATTGCCAGAGCTAAAGGTTTAGAATTAATGGGAAAATATTTATATAGTTCTTCATTTTTTAGTTTGCCAAAGACTCCATGGGATTATGGAAATAGAATGGAATATAGTCAAATAGAAAATGCATATTTAGGGATTCCGTTATTTGACACTCATTGGGGACAGAATAATAAAAACAAAGAAGGTAAAAACTTTTATGATATTCCATATTCAGCTATTTATAGTAATGGAAAAGATTGTAAAGAAGTAGCGGAAAAATTAATTGAATTAAGTAAACAACCTGAAGAATTAAAGAAGTACGAAGAGTGTTCTACATTACTTTCTAAAAATGAATATGATTGTAATATTGTGATACCCGAAGCTTTAGAATTAATCCTATCAAAAGGCAAACAAGATAACGTACTCTCTGATTATGAATTTAATAAAAAAATAGTAAATGAAGAATTTGCTAATGAAATTCTTAAATTAGAAAAGGAAAATAAAATTCCTGTATTAGGAATAGATGAATATGAAAAAAAGATAGTTTATTACCTAGATGGACATAAACAAAAGTTAGTGAAAAAAATTAATGATAAAGTAGATAAGAAGAAAACTGAAAATGAAAAAGTTCATATAAATAATAAAGCCAAATCATTATTTTAAGATGTCATATAATAGAGATATTATTTGAAATACAAAAAATAGAAAAATAAATCTTAATTTTAATTTATGGCGCACATAATAAATACATATTTTGATAAAGTTGTATGTATAAATTTATTAGAAAGACCTGATAAAAAAAAATTTATACAAGAAAGATTTGATAAATTAGGAATACAAGTAGAATGGTTTCATCCGGTTAAATATGATTTTATTCCTAATATAGCTAAGTCAATTACAGATAGTGGTAAAGGTCATTTTAATTATAAAGAACAACCATATGAAATTGGCGCTGCTTTATCGCATTATCATGTTATTAAAACAGCTTTTTTACAGGGAGTAGAAAAGCTTTTTGTGTTTGAAGATGATGTCATTTTTCATAAAGATTTTAACGTATTAATTCCAAAATATATAGATGCAATTCCAACCGATTGGAATTGTCTTTTATTGTATTCATTTATGTATAATTTAGATCCTAAAAATATAAGAGTAAATTCTAGATGGATGAGGGCATACAAAAGCTGGAGTTTATTAGCTTATGCCATGAATAGACCTATGATGGAAGCTTATATAAAAAGTCAAGATAATTTTTTTACAATTGCCGATGCAGTGACATATACTATGCAAGAACAGGACATATATAAGATATATTGTTCAACCCCTTGTTTAGTTTTACCGAGCAAAGAACTTAAATCAAATATAAGAACAGTTAAAAATTATGAAACAAACCCAACTATATTACAGATGGGTATAAACAATAATAATTATGAGTAAAGATACATTACGAATAGCTTTTGTAGATTTTTGGCCAGAAATTTCGCAAGAAGATATATTTACACCAATATTATCAGAAAAATATAATATTGTAGTTGATAATAATAAACCCGATGTTATTTTTCATTCTTTATTTAATAGATTACAAGGTATTGTTAAATATCCAAGATCTATTAAACGAATAATGTGGATAGCAGAAAATTGGAGATATTCTCAGTTTGATACAGATTTTGCAATATCATTTGACCCTCATGATGAGAGAAATTTTAGACTTCCATTATGGCAAGCTTATATTTTGTTAAAACCAGAATATAAAAATAAACTATTTAATAGAATTAATTATGATTCATTTGATAGATTTTGTTCATTTACGGTAAGTAATCCATCTAATTTTTCTAGAAATGGAATGTATTTATCTTTAAATGAATATAAAAGAGTTCATTCTTATGGAAGATATATGACCAATAGTTTAGAATTACAACAAGCGTCACAAGGAAGATATTGGCGAGATGCTAAAGATGAATTCTTTTTAAAAAATAAACATAAATTTTCTATTACATATGAGAATAATTCTTATCCATATTATGTAACAGAAAAATTAATGGATGGATTTTTAGCCGGATCGTTACCTATATACTGGGGGGCTTCTAGAGTTGCAGAAGATTTTAATGAAAAAGCTTTTATTAATGCAACTAAAATAGGAAATCGTTCGGCACTAGAAATAGTAAAAAGATTAGATAATAATGAATCGGAATTTAGAGATATATACACACAACCAGTGTTTACAAGTGAACAAAAAAATAAATTAAATGAAAATTTAGAAAGTTTTAAATATTGGTTGCTAGAAAAAATTAAATAAAATGTACTGGGAAAATATTCAAGGCATGTTTAATTTTGATAACATTTATAATGAAATGGTATCAAAATATAACAATGCTGTATTTGTTGAAATAGGTTGCTGGAAAGGAAAGTCTGCGGCTTATATGGCTGAATTAATTAAAGATTCAAAAAAGAATATAAAATTCTATACTATAGATTTATTTGAATATGAAGGTAAATCTTTTTATGAAGAAACACTGAATAATTTAACACCTTTATTAGATTATGTTACTATCATTAAAGAAAATAGTACAACCGCTTATAAAAGATTTGAAGATAATAGCATAGATTTTTTATTTATTGATGGTGATCATACATATGAAGGCTGTAAAAATGATATAAAGCTTTGGTTTCCAAAAGTAAAAACACCTGGAATAATAGCTGGTCATGATTATACAGAAACTTCTTGTGGTGTTAAAATGGCAGTAGATCAATATTTTTTATTCACAGGAATAAATAAAAATAGAACATCGTGGGTTTACTATAAAAAATAGTATGAATATAATTACTATATCATTAAAGAGAGCCGAAGAACGAAGAAATAATATTCAAGAACAATTTAAAAAATTAAATCTTGATAATATTATTATGGATGCCGTTGACGCAAAAGAATTGACCGAAGAACAATTAAATAAATATATTTCTCCCGGCGGATGGCGAGCCGGCGAAAAATTTAAACCCGGAGAAATAGCTTGTACAATGTCTCATATAAAAGCTATTGAATTAGCCCAATCTAATAATTGGGATTATGTTATAATACTAGAAGATGATGCTATTATAGCCGAAGATTTTGAAAAAAGAATTAAATTTTTATTTAAAATATTACCACAAGATTGGGAACATGTATATTTATCTGGTATTCCACATTATGAAAATACAAACTATAATGAATCGTTATTAAAAAATACAGTAGCCGTATATCCGTCGATGCCAAATGTAGAATGTACATTAGCAATGATGATAAGAAATACAGCATACGATAAAATAAAAAATTATTTAAATACATTTACAACTACGACAGATGATATGTATATGAGAATGATTAAAAATAAATTAATTAAGTCTTATATTTATCATCCATTTTGTGTTTATGCTAAAGATGATTATACTTATATTTGGAATATAAATATAACAAGGGAACATAAATCTAAATTATGGTTTAAAAATAAAATATGAATACATTATTAGAAATAAATTTTCTTAATTTTTTTAATTATTATGATAAAATAGACAGATTTTTTAAAAATAATAAAGAATCTGAAAATGTTTTTCATCCTCATGAATTATCTTGTTTAGGATTTTATAAAGAAATAAAAAATAAAAATAAAGATAAATATTTTTTATTATTTAATGATGATAATAATGATATTATATCATATGGACTTATAAGAGGATTTGATGAAGGATATAAAATACCATCTATAGGATTATTAGTTGATAAAAATTATAGAAGTAAAGGATATGGAGAAAAATTATTAAATTATATACATTCTTATTTAAAGATGTGTGACGTAGATGTTGTTAGATTAACGGTAGAAAAACAAAACCATTTGGCAATTTCTTTATATAATAAATATGGTTATGTATTTAAAGAAGAAGGACATAGATTAATAGGTTTTAAAAATTTATAGTATGGCCGATACAATAGGAAATTTAATAGATAAATTAACAACCGTTGATTTAAAGATGTGGAATAATCAAGAGATTTTATACGAAATTCGTAGAATGTCTTTTGAAGAATATAAAGAAAAATATTTTAAAGATGAAGATGGAGCTAAAAAACTTTGGGAAACTTTAAAGAAAGCATGTGATTTAAACGTTCAAAGAAATCAGTTAATAAATGAAATAGATCAAAAAATTATAGAAATAATTAAAGCTGGATTGTCGGGTGAAGAATTAGATAATGGAAAGTATTTACAAAGATCGCATAAAACATACTAATGAAAAATTTTATATTAAATCAAGTTGGAATAGGTTATACTATTATATTTTTATCTTATATTTATTAAATGCTAGATAAATAAAAAGATTTTAAATTATATTTTTTATAATTAATTATTGAATTTTGTGTTTTAGATGAACTTAAAAAATACAATAGATAATGATACCAATTTATAAACCATATATACCAAATAATTCATTAAAATATGCTTATGATGCTATAGATTCTACTTGGATTTCTAGTCATGGAAAATATTTAGATTTAGTTGAAAAAGATTTAAAAAAAATAATTGGATGTGATTATCTTTGTTTAACATCTAATGGAACTGCTGCCACACATCTTGTAGCAATTTCTCTTAAATTAAAATATCCAAATATTGATAAATTAATAGTTCCTAGTAATGTTTACATTGCAGCCTGGAATATGTTTAAAACTTATCCAGACTACACACTGATACCTATCGATAGTGATATTAATACATGGAATATAGATATTGAAAAACTTAAACATATGCATAAATTATTCCCAGATGCGGCATTTTTATGCGTACACAATATTGGTAATATTATTAACGTACCACAATTAAAAAGAGATATTCCCAATTTAGTTATAGTAGAAGATAATTGCGAAGGTTTTTTAGGTTCATATGAAAATAAAATGACCGGAACTGCATCATTAAGTTCTAGTATATCTTTCTTTGGAAATAAGAATATAACTTCCGGAGAAGGTGGAGCATTTTGTACTAATGATGAAAATTTATATAATGAAATATTTAGAATAAGAGGTCAAGGACACACTAAAGAAAAGTTTATTTTTTCTGGTATTGGTTATAATTATAGAATGACTAACGTCCAGGCTGCCATTCTTTATGGTCAACTAAAATTAATACCCGAGATTTTAGAAAATAAAAAGAGAATATTTAGTAAATATAAAGAATGTTTAGCTTTTAATACTAATATTAAATTTCAAGAAGTTCCAAATAATTGTGATCATTCACATTGGATGTTTGGTATAAGAATAGAAAATTTAACAAAAGATATAAGATTAATAGAACTTAAATTATTGGAGAATGGAATAGAAACAAGACCTATGTTCCCTCCTATAAACTATCATTCTCATTTTAAAATGTTCGATGCTAAAAATTTTAAAGTATCTAAACAATTATATGATTCTTGTTTGATACTCCCAAGTTATCCAACATTAAAAAATGAAGAAATAGAATTTATTTGTATAACATTAAATAAAATTATAAATGAATAGTCTTTACATACTAACACATCTTGGTTTAGGAGATCAAATTATTTCAAATGGATTAGTTAGATATTATGCTAAAAGAAATGATTTAGTTACTATATTTTCTAAACCAAATAATTATAAAAATGTTTCATTTATGTTTAGAGATTTAAAAAATCTAAAGATATTAAATATGGAATATGAACAAATAATTAATTTTGTGCAAAATGATATAATAAACAAATATCTAATAATAGGTTATGAAAAATTTTGGAATGAATATAAAAATCCAAATAATAAAAAAACAATAGATCAAATTTTTTATGAACAAGCTAATTTAGATATATCGGTTAAATTTTCTGAATTTTATGTACAAAGAGATTTAGAAAAAGAAAAAGAGACTTATTATAAGGTCGGCCTAAAGGATAATGAAGATTATATTTTTATACACGACACCGATAATAGAAAAATAACTAAAGAAATACCTGAAAACTTTAAAATAATAAAACCAACAGATTTATCATTAACTTTATTTGATTATTTAACTATAATGGAAAATGCAAAAGAATGTCATTTTATTAATAGTTCTTTCTTTTGCTTGGCTCATTGTATGGATATTAATAAACCAAAAATGGTATTACATGAATATTCTAGAGAAGATAGAGATCCATTATATACTCCAATTTTAAAACCAAATTGGAAAATAATTAAATAATGATGGAAATAAACAATCAATATAAATTTTATAAACAAATATTTTTGGGTCAAGATGGTAATAAAATTTTATTAGGAGTTCCTGATAATTTTGGTATTTATTTTGATTGGCAAATAGCTTTTCCAAATATTTATAAAAAGAATAATCACCCAAGAACCGTATATTTAAAAACAGATTTCTTAAGAGAATTCGTTAAATTTATTTTACCTTCCATAAATAATGAATTCATTTTAATTACCGCGTGTAGTGATTTATCTCCTCAAATAAGTTTTCCAAATGAATATGATACTTTAATTCATGACCAAAGAGTAAAACATTGGTATATGAATAATATGAGATATAAAAACAATAAAGTATCTAGTTTACCGTGTGGAATAGCCGCCGGAAAATACTGGGATAATTGTACTCCTGAAGAAGTTGATAAAGTTATTTGTACGACAATCGATAATACAGACGTTAAAAATAAAAAAGATAAAGTATTTTGTTCATTTAGAGAAGCATATTTTAATGTATGTGGCAACGATATGTTTATAAGACCTAAGATATCGGAAATTATAAATAAAAAAGAGTATAAAGATATTTTTGATGTGTATTCTAATAATATGCAATTTCGAGAATTTTTAAAAACATTATCAGAATATAAGTATGCATTAATTCCGCATGGAAATGGAATGGATCCTAATCCTACTGCTTGGTTAGCTTTAGCATTAAAAACAATACCAGTAATTTATAAGACACCAAATTCTATAGATATGTTTAAAGATAAAGATTGTGTTATATACTTTGAGAATTTTGAAGATATAACAAATAAAAATCTTTATATAGAAAAACAACCTGTAGACTTTGAATTTTTAACTATGCAATATTGGGCCAATAAAATAAATAATCATAATAATATGGATGAATTAACTACAATAGGAAATAAATGTGGAACTGATAAAGCATGGTATCATTTCTTTACCGTCGAGTATGAAAAAGTATTAAGTAAATACAGAAATGATAAGTTAAATATTCTTGAGATTGGAGTTTACTACGGATCATCTTTAAGAATGTGGAAACAATATTTTCCAAATGCTCAAATCTATGGAATAGATGTAGTTCCTTCTTTTTTAATAAACAAAGAAGATAGAATTCATGTTGAATTTTGTGATCAAACAAATAAAGCAGCTTTAGAAGTAGTATACAAAGGTATTATATTTGATATAATAATTGATGATGGTGGTCATACAATGAAACAACAGCAGACATCAATAGGCCCACTATTTAAAAGATTAAAATCCGGTGGTATTTATATTTTAGAAGATTTACATACAAGTTTATCTGACGAATTTATTGGTCTTGGAGAAAAAACTACTTTAAATATATTAAAGAATTGGCCAAAAACTAAATCTGAATATTTAACCGAAGAAGAACATCAATATTTAATGAATAATATAGATAAAATAGATATAATATATACTATCAATAAAGACGGAAAAGAAAGTATAACTTCATTAATTTATAAGAAATGAAAAGAATAATAAGTTTTTGTATATATGGAAACAACCCAAAATATGCTGAAGCAGGAATTAAAAATGCATTACTTCAACCTATAATATACCCTGGTTGGATTTGTAGATTTTATTGTGATGAAACGGTACCTAAACAAGTTTTAAAAAAATTAGAAGATACGGGTTCAGAAGTTATTATGTGTAATGATAATTACAAAGGTCATCTTAAAATGTTTCGTAGATTTGAACCTCTTAAAGATGAATCAATAGAACGATTTATAGTACGAGATACAGATAGTAGATTAAATAAAAGAGAAGCTGCGGCGGTTAATGAATGGATTGAAAGTGGAAAAGAATTTCATATAATGAGAGATCATATCCATCACAATGCTCTTATATGTGGGGGTATGTGGGGCGCTACAAATAATTTTATTAAGAAAGAAAAAGATGTATTTGAAAAAGAAGTGTCTGAGTATATTAAATCTATTCCATTTGAAAGAATATACACCGACAGAGGAATGTATTTTAATTCTGACCAACCTTTTTTATGGAAATATATTTGGCCTAAAATTATAAATTCTCATATAGCGCATATTAAAAAGGGTGTACCAAATTTATTTGTTCTTGGAAATGAAAAATATTTTCCAATAGAAAATGAAGATGGTTCATTTGTTGGACAACCATTTGATGAATAAATAATCATAAGATTATAAGAATTACATTATGTTTTTTTGTATAGATGAGATTTTTTAAAGATACTTATGAAAATTTACTAACTAAAATAAAATACTATGGATTTAACCGATAAATATAATCATTATAAAAGTCGTTTTTATAGATACTTTATAGTTGTAGATCATTATTCTAAATCAGGATCAAATTTACCGGCATTTGTAAGACAACTTTGGGGTAAAGATTCTGGTTTTATATGTTGGGGAGATACTACAATAACGATGAGTTATTATATAATGTATTTAGCCTCGGAGTATTATAATTATAAAAAAGATAATAATAAAAATGCATCAGAAACACTAAAGAGATTATATTATGCACTAAAATCTATAGAAAGATTAGATGCTAATGCCGAATTTTATTATAAAAATCTTAATTTCTGGACTAGACAATCAACACCACTTCCTTCTGATTTAAATGGATTCTTTATAAGAGACGATGTTATGAATGATTATTTAGATAAATATCCACATATTAAAATGAAAGATGAATTTCATGAAGTCGATAAGGTTGATGGATTTGAATCGATGCATATGTTATGGAACGGCGAGAAGAATTTTAGATTATCCGACATGTCTCAAGATCAAGTGTGGCACTTACTACAAGGATTTGCGTTTGTAAAAAGAATATTTGAAATAGAAGGATCTCAGATTTATCAAATAGATAATGAAAAAGTCGATATAGTTAAATTATGTATTGATATTCCTAAAAGAATGCTTGATTATATGTTAATAACATGTAAACAAAGAATAAAGAATCCTGTTTATAATTTACCCGTTCCTCGAGGTGATGATGTTAGATTACTTGCCTATGGTTTTGCAAAAGTTGGTAAATATTTAACAGGTTATAATTATTTATTACATTTAAAATGGTATAATAAAGTTTTATATAAAACAGCAATTTGGTTTTCGGAGAATATTCTTTATAACGGACTATCGGATTTAATTAATAAAGTATTTAAGAAAGTTAAATGGTTACAAATACCAATTAAAAACTATTCATATCGTTCATTAGCGGTTTCTGGTAATGTTTCTTTTGGTAATAATTTAGAAAGGCTGTTTAATAAAGATGCTTTGAATGGTGAATATTTACATTTTCCATATGTTTATAGTTTATTACACGGTGGAAAGATAGATGAAAAAATACACGATATAACATTAAATAGATTAAAATCAGCACCAGATACTGGACCGTTTAATTTTGGAAAGGAAAATAGATCTTTGGATATTAGATGGACTTCTCCAGATACATTAACTAGTTCTATTAAATGCAAAGAATTAGGAGATAATGTAGCTCATTTAGGAAATTATAATGGACTAGATTTCTTATTACTTTATAATTTAAGAAAGATGTTTACACGTAATGATAATGTTTAAAAAGATAAAATTTCTACAAGCAAATGCTAACAAACTGCTTTGATTGGTGTTTTAACTTTTTTTTCATTGATATGTGTAATCAAACATCTACTTCCTTTTTTTATATAACATTCCATTTCTTATTTACCATAAAGAAGAAATGAATAAAAACCTTGTTCCCAATCAATATCATTTGTTTTTATTATTGCATTTAAAATAAATGTATTATTTCCAGTAAACTTTTTACCAACACCATACGCACCAACACCATTTTCATCAAAAGACCAAAAAACACCAACGTTTTTAAATTTAAATTTTATAGTATTTAATTTTATCAATCTATATACTTCAATTTCATCGTTAGAAATAACTTCATTATATTTTTCTATATATGTATTTGTAAGCGTTTCTAAATTATCGATTGTCATTAGGTAAGTATATTTCCAATCAATAGTTCTATCATCATTAAAGATACTTTCTGACGCGTTTTTATATAACCAAGCAATCACATTATCATTCTCTTTTAACATCTCTTTTATATATTGCTATACTATTAACATTAACAACTGTATTTATTTTACTTCATCAATCTTTCTTTATTACCACTACAAACAATGAATGTTTCTAATTTAATGTTTATATATATAAAAGGACGGAAATAATTTTCCGTCCTTTTAATTATACAAAAGCACAATAATAACTAGTTAAGCATTCTTTTTAACGTCATCTACGTTATAAAGATAAGAACGTCCATCATTACGTTTCATTCTAATTTTGTGACGTTTTGCTGTTGCTGCAAGGTTTTTTGAACTCACACCAAGAATCTCACGGGCCTGTGATGCCTGAATCCATGTAGTGTTTGTTGTAGCTTTCTTAGTTTTCTTCACTTTCTTTGTTTTTTTAGTCTTTTTAGTTTTTGCCATAATTAAAAAAATTTAAGTTATTAAAATTGTATTGACCATCAATACATATCTAATATACAAATAAAATATGAAAGTATATAGTAATTTATGTTAAATTTTTGTTAAAAATATGTTGTTAAGATTTAATTAAAATTTAATTTATTATGTTTTTTTAACAATATTATGTAATATAGTTGATTTAATTTCTTTTTTAATTTAGATAGGTTTTTTAACATAAAATTTTAGCATATATTTTTTTCAATGTCATATTTATCATTCTTCGTAAATTTATTTTATAATTATTAATTTATAAGACTAATAGCATAATTGTTTTTTTCAATTTAAATTCTGTGTTAAATATTTTATATTTGCAATCGTATTAACATCAATATTAAAATAAAGTTTCATAGTAACGTTTTAATTCATTTTCGGTTTTAAAATATTTAATGTCTTTTGGTAAATAATTAATAATTTCTCTTCCTTTAATTATCAACCCATCATACCCAATATTTAACATTTCTTTATCCATTGTGGTATTATCATTAAAATATTTAACAGAATAATTAACTCCATTTATTTTACAAAAATCATTAATTAATTTTTGTCTTAATAATTCAGCATCATTTAATGAATTAACTATTTTTGGATTTTTGGGTATTGCATTCACAACAAAATACACATCACCATATTGTTTTGCCATTATTTTGTTACTTAAAGGTACAGTATATAAACCATTACCAAAAGAACCATAAACTTCATTATACTTACCAAATTCTTTTATACCTCTTAATGTTACATTTTTTCTTTTCCATTTTGAATATTCTTCAAAATTTTCATTTAGATATTTTTTAATAGTTGTTGCCACAAATTTTCTCATATCTTTTATTATTTTTTTTATATATATATATAAATTAAATTTTTAATAAATAAATCATACTAGCGATAACAAAGTGTATAAGAGAATTTGTTATTAAAATTAATAGTTAATCTGCGAGTTTATTTAAGCAAATCTTCTTATATATCTAATCATTATATATATTTTTTAAATATAATAACTTTATTGTTAAGAATATGTTAAGATTAATATAAAAATATGTTAAAATAAAAAAGGAGGAGACTTTAAAGATCTACCTTGTTAAAATATTGTTAAATTTTCTGTAAATAAAGATTATTAATTTTTAGTATCGAAAGTAAATAATAAATTACCAGAATTCCATACTCTATAATATCCCTTTGATGTCATTATTTCATATTCAGTTTTAGTTAAGTCTTCTTTTGTTTCTACTATTTTATGTTTTTGAAATAATAATCTATTACATCTCAATCCATTTAAAACCCAAAAATATCCAGGATCGGTATGTTTATTAAGAATAAATCCACATTTACTGTATACCGAGTTATTTAAAGATGTCCAATCACAATCGGCATAAGTATATATATTTTTATTATATGTTTTAGAAAAATGCTTAATTAATTTACTAAAACCGCCAATTACATTATAATTTATTTTCGAAGCATATCTAATAAGCTCATATGAATCTTTATTTCCTCCTATAGAATTTCTACTTTTACTGAAAGTTGCTATAGATACTAATTCATCGTTATAATATAAACCTAACTTTATTGATGCCGCAGCATATCCCTGTATATGATTATTTTTTAGAAAATTTTTAGATTCGATATTATTCACATTTTTAATTTCACATTTTCTTGCGAATATTTTTTTATCCAACAAATTTAATTTACTTTTTATTCTACTTATTATTATATTCCTTTTTATGTTATCATTCCAATCATCTTCCCATATTTGTATTAAATCGTATCCTTTACTTTCTATTAAAATTTTTTTATCTTTATGATAATTTTTATGTTTAAATAACTCGGAATGCCAATAAACACCATTAAATTCAATACATAATTTTTTATCTGGTATTATTATATCAACTTCGGTTCCTAAATATTGTCTATTGAGTTGTATTTCATTACTATAGAATTTTTTAATTTCATTAACAATCTCTTGTTCTCCTTTACTTCTAAAATGATTTTCTGGAAAACAATGATGACAAGGTGTTTTTTTATTTTTATAAGTATAATTAATTAAATATCGTGTTACGTTATTTAAAGTTTTTCCACAATAATTACATTTAAGTGTATAAAAATTTTTATCAAATGAAATAATAGATAAATTCATTTCTTTTATTTTATTTAATAAATTTCCATTTTTAACATCACTAGATTTTCTACCAGAATTTTTAGCAATTGTTTTATTTTTCATTGGATGATCTACATTATAACGTTCTTTAATAGTTTGTTTAACTTTATCGGTACCTAACATATTTAGTGTTCCGTATTTTAATAATGTAGTTTGTTGTTGTTTTTTAAGAATATCTTTATTTTTTAATACATGTTTACTTCCATATTTTTTTTCTATAATATCATCATATGTTTTTCTTGTTATCGATCCGGATGAAAAATTACTAACATAACCTATTTTTTTAAGATTTGTATCTTGTATTTTTTTAACTATTTTATTCCAATCTTTCTTTTTATTTGATTCTATTGATGAAATAGATCTTATTTTTTTAATACATTCTGGTGAATTACATGTTTTATAAAATCCTCTATTTATTTTATTAAATGCACATTGTTTACCACAAATACACAATGGTTTAGATTTAATATCGTTGATTATACAATAAAGTCTTTCAGATAAAGTACTTTCTTCGTCTAAAAAATTAGTCATATCTTCTATTTCAGTAATAAGATCTTTATGTTTATGTTTTATTTCTTGAATAAGACCATTTTTCTTTTTATTACGATATTTATCTAAGATGTCTTTTAAAGAAGGACTCATAATACTTAAAGTTATTTTATTTATATATTAGTAGTATTATGATTAAAAGTTTTATCAAAAATATTAAAATTATATTAAATAAAAAAGAGGGGCCTACAAGCCCCCCTTTTTATTATTGTAATATACTAATTATATTATACTAAACTACCAACGTTAGTTTTGAAATATAGAGTTATATATTGACTTTGTGGATGGAATCCTGCATCAACTAAAGCATATCTTGATTTGATAATAACTTTAGGTGCGCCAGTTCCTTCGGTGATGAGTTTTACTGATTCAGCCATTAAGTATGGGCAGAACACAATACCAGGTTCATCAGATGCACCTTTACGTCCTACAAGCACGCGAGTATCTTCATACTGCATATTAGGATCAACATACAAAGTCATACCAGCTATAGTACCGAGTGGGTATAAGCTACCGTTGTTCTGAGTGAATGTATTAGCGATTGGTGAGAATGTGTATTGGCTATTAGTCTGAAGAGCCGTAGCAATCTTTATATTTGTTACAATAAAGTTTGCAGGACCTCTACGACCACGTTGCATTACAACATTACCAGCAGCTAAGATGTTAGCCATTATACGTTTGATGGCAGTATCTTGGTTTTCAAATGCTGCAGTTGAACCAACAAACTGTGCATAACCAGGAACAGTCATAGATGAAGTTATAACGCTACCGTTATCATTGTATGCATAAGCAGGAGAAGTAGTTGATGTAGCCGAAGTTAAGTTAAGGTTAAGGTTAATTCCTTCGGCATTGTTAGCCTGAATGTGGTTCTTCCATCCCATTGAGAATGCTCTTGAAAGGATGTGTTTGTTGATTGATTGACTGATTTCATTGATACCAGCATTTTCAACCATAGCAATTACATCAATACCCCATTGTTTATTAAGGTCTTGAATTTGTTCCTGAGTTACAGAAACAGATACTTGGTAAGTTCCAACTTGGATGAATTTTGTGAATACTTGTAAACCAAGAGCTCTTGGATACTGCATTTCACCAACTCCACGTTCCATAGGTTCATAAAGAGTTGTTCCATCAACGAAAGTACCTGACCATGCATTATTATCATTTGCACCGGCGCCGGCATAACCCTGTATTTGATCTTCTAATGTTGAAATCAAAGAAGGATAAGTAGTTACATCGGCTACTGAAGAGTCAACTTTTAAAATTGCAGAACCATCAAAGATATCAGCTAAGTTAGTTGCACCTGTAAAAGTTCCAGTTTTAAACATTGCAAAACCATCGATACGTGATTTTCCAATATAAGTAGCTGTCATCTGAACCGATGTTGAACCATCTTTCTGGAATACGATAGTTCCATTAGGTCTATCGGCTAAATAAATCTTAGCAGAAGCATCGAGAGAAATTTTAAAAGCATTGGGAGCTTCATAAGCACCAGTTGCAGGGTTATAAGCACCGGCTGCAGCAGGATTTGCATTGCTTGGGCTATTTGCAGGAAGAGCACCAAAAGGAGCTTTACCGCCAGCATATACGTAATCTAAGTAAGAGATAACGCCTGTTGGTCCTGGCATAGGAACAACG